CGCAAGGCCAGAAACAATCAGCTATATAAATCGCCATGGGTATAGTTGCAAAAGCGTTGAAAAGGGCAAGGGGAGTGTCGAGGACGGGATTGAGTGGCTAAAAGGATACACAATTGTTGTTCACCCACGTTGCAAACTTCTCATAAATGAATTAAGGTTATACAGTTACCAGCAAAATAAAGCGGGTGACATATTGGCGAAGGTGGAAGACGCGAACAATCATTGCATAGATGCACTGCGATATGCGTATGAGCCTTTGATTAAAAATAGCAACGCTGGTTTTTTAACTGTTTGAGGAGGTTTAAATGGCATTTGTAGCGGCGGATTGGTCAATCACCAGAACAAGCGGAAACATAAGATATATTGGTGATGACCATGGCGGCTCATCACCAAGCTATGCAACTGTCATTGAGCTTCATAGAGCGCTGCAAGATTTTGCAGACGATGCATCCAGTGCGGGGGATGACGAACTAGATATTACAGATGCCACACCCTCTGACCGTTCAACGGATAACATCATCACGCTAGTGAATAGCTTTAATATCGACGATACTGCCGCAGAGCACTTGTATGATGGCTCTATCATACAGGCTGGTGGGGATACTATCTACGATGGGTTTTCAGTTATTGGTGCTTCTACGAACATTCAAATCATTCAAAATGGCGCAGTTCTTTCCGATGATTGGTGGAACGAAGACCCCGCCTCTGCCGGTTTTGGTATTAATTCTGATAGTTCTAACGGTCTTTCACATCGCTTTATGATTAAGGTGCGTGATAGTGGCGTAGATGTTGATGGTCGTAGGTTAATCTTTACATCTCGCAACTTCGGCAATACTTATGGCGAATTTTCTATTAACGGTACATCACGCGGCGTGAACGTTGTTGCTTTGACTGAAAGTAGCGACCTCAATAACTCAACGGTGGCTGGAACGGTGGCTGGCTGGACAGATGTTACAAACACAGAAGGGTATCAAGGCATTGATGCTTCTGGTGATGGATCGGATGAGTTTTATTATTCCGATTGGGAATACGGAAGCCGCACAGTAAATCAGTTTTATGAGCGTCTAAAATGGCTTACACGCGAAGGCTCTGCTTCAACAATTTATGGTTTGAACGGTGAGCTTTTCAGAGGTATCACACATGAGATTGACATTGATAACCCGTCAGGAACATTCCAAGAGCCAGAGGCAGTTTCTTGGTCTGGCGGTACGGGGCAGCTTTTAGCAATCAACTCGACAACCGCTGGTACTAAGATGTGGATTCAGCTCCTTACAGGTGTAATTCCGTCTGACAACGATACGATTACAGGCGGAACAAGTTCTGCAACGGCTGATGTGAATGTAACTGTGACAGAACGTGCAGTATCAACACCATTTGTCGGTGTGTCTACTGGTTCTGCTATTATCGGCGCATATGGCTTGGGGATCGGCGCTGACGATTTATCTGCCTCTGACTTAGTCTTTGATTTAACAAATACATCCATTACACCGCCGAACAATGTGACCTTTACGGTTTCAGGCTTGGTATCTGGGGAAGACCGCGTATTGGTCGGCCCAGAAGATGGCTCAGGCGGCCTAGATATAGATCAACTTTCAATAAGTGGTAGCTTAACAGGCGCAACAATAACGTCTTTGGTTGTGGCGGAAACAATCCCCGCTGATACGCCATCAAGTGGAACTATTAGAGTGCAGCGTGATAGCGGCGTATATAGTTCAATTTCATACTCTGCATATTCAGGTAGTACATTTACGATTACTTCAACTGACTTTAGTTCAGACAATTCTACTTCTGGAAATAATGTGTTCATCTCGTACATTGATGAGTTATCTAGCGGAACAACTGCAACATTTACCACGGTATATGATAGCGATAGAACGCTATTTATCCGCGTAAGAGATGGCGGCGGCACTCCAATCAAAACATTTGAAACAACAGGAACACTAGGAAACGCAGGGGGTAGCTCAACAGCTATTAGAACATCTGATGCTTAAAATAACTTGTCCACAGTGCGGTCATTATGAGCGCAAAAAACCTGACGAATTACCTTATAATTGCGAAATTTGCGGTGAAAATATTATCGCTTACAAAACAAGTCCGACCACAAACGATTACGTAGGTGTGATTGAAGAAGGGTAGGGGGTAATATGAGCTTTTCCCATTCATCAGGAATAATCACCCAAACTGGCACTGATACAAGTCTTAGTGGCCTGTCCGGCTTAACGGGCGTTACTGTTTATGACAACATATACTTGTTGAATAATGTATTTCTCCGGGTTGATGGCGACTTAACATTCAATGGTATGGATGAGCGCCTCGTGTTCGTTAATCCGGACGACACAGGAACAGGTGTTGATTACGCATCTATTTATGTGCATAGCGGCGGCTCTCTGACCGTTGAGTGTGATAGAGGCGTGCAAGTTGGTAAGTTTACTGAAACGACACTCTTTGCCCCTGTTATTGATTTTGGAACACGAAACATCCCCAACACAAGCGGTAGCAGCACAAGCTACAGTAATGGGCGCAAGTTTATATCTGTGCATCCCAGCGGTGAAATTACATTAAGCGGCGTTATAGTGGGAGAGACATCTAACACTTCTAACGGTATCTTAACAGCAATGGAGGGTATAGCGACACTCACTGACTGTAAGCTTATTTTTAAGACAGTTGCGAGCGGGAATTATCAGTTTTCTTTCGTTGGAACCGCCAGCTTCACCAACGTTGAGCTTATTGGCGCGGTTTTGGCAGACCGCGATACTGCCTTCACATTTAATGGTATAACAATCGGCGAAGCAACTTCAGGTTTTTTGTTTGGTGGGGCAGTTGCGACAAGCTCAACAGTTACCGTGCGTGACTTGTCAACCTATAACATTTATGGCAAAGATTTACGCATTAATATGGCGGGCACTACCGACTACGGAACTATAATTGCTATCAATTCTGCTAAAGGCGCTGATGAGAGCACCTTTTCCTCCAATGATACCGACGGTTACAGCTTTGCTATATTCCAATCTGAAATAACTTTGGATTTTGTTGATACCGCCGGAGCAGCGGCAGATGTGAGCGTTTACGCTATTGATGTGGATAATGGAAATCGTAACGGGACGATTGTTGTCACGGGCGGCACAGACATTAACAGCAATAATGATTTTGAGTACACAGGAACAACAACTTCAGGGAGTATAGATTTTGATGTTTATACTAGTTTTGTTTCAGACATGAGTGTTACGCCAAATGTTGACAACAGGGGTAATAGTGATGGACCTAACTTGACGTTTGGTTTTATTGGTTACGAATACTTAATTGGTAATTTAACGCCAGAGCTTATTGGGCTGGGGCGCAAGACAGTACAATCCGCCGCCCTGCCAGATCCCGCTATAACCCAATCCACAAAGGCAACCGTTGACGCATATACAGAAATAGACACCGCCGCTCAGTTTTATGATAGAGCTAAGGCGTATTTGGTTGATAATTACGCTGGTGAAACGTCTTTGCTAGTAACCCGCGAGGGAACAACTATTGACGCTGGAAGCCGTAACGTAACGATTGACGCAACGGCAGGAAGTGCATTTGCTGTAGATGGCTCTGGAAATATTACGATTAAGTCATCGGCCTTCGATGGCTCAATCACAACCACAGGAACGATAACACTTTCCAATGGCGCAACTGCGACAGGTTCGTTGGTAGACAGTACAGGGACAAGCGTTGTTATCAACGTAAATTGTGCAGATGCTACAGATAAAACAAACGTGCAGGGAGCGCGAGTGTATGTGGTAGCTGAAAGCGGTGGCGCTTTAGCCGTTGGCACAGAAATAGCAAATGCTGTCACTAATAGCAGCGGTGATATATCCGAGCGCGTTACAATCACACCAACGCAACCAGCAACGGTTCGTGTTCGCAAAGGAACATCGTCAACATATTACAGCACATCTGAAAACACGGTTAGTATAGGCACAGCGGGCGTTGATTTAAACGTATCTCTGATCAGGGACGAATAATGGCAATTAGTATTGACTGGAACACAAAAGTCATATCAATACCGCAAGCAGATTTAACGCTTGTGAGTGGTAGTGTTTATGAGCTTGATATTGACGCTTTTAGATTGGATTTAAAAGATTTAGAAGATGGTGAGGGTATGCCGTTTCTTGACACACACGCTCACAACACCGAAGTAACGCTCGGTGGGGTGACGCTGGCAAGAACCTTTGAAATTATTAACGGTTACACAATTACATTTGAAGATGGTCAATACGCGGTTAATTTGACTGGCGCAAACAGTAACATTCCAGATGTCACAAATGTCAATCAGGTATCAGTTAGATCTTTTAATTCCGCTGGCTTAATTAGCGTAACAAGTGGCAGCGGTTTATCCGCCGAGCAAGCAACAATGCTAGAAGAGCTTTATAAATTACAAGGGCTTTCGGCTGGTGACCCTATGACCGTAACTACCACAAGTCGAACGGCTGGTGACATAAGCCAAACAATAAGCGGGGATGGTGTAACTACTACTACGGTGACTAGAACATGAGCAGTTTAACAATCGCAACTCTTGGGCTGTTGTCAATTCCGGCTTCCTCTTCTGGGGCTGGGATTAACATAGATTTGCTTTCAAATAATATAAACTTAATTATGAAAGAAAGCATTGAAATAAAAATTAATGAAAAAAACACAATAGATGTTACAATACAATCACTGGAAATAGATATTTCTGATATTGTGGAAATGGATTTATAATGTTTGATGAACAAATTATACGGTATAGAGGCGATACATACGCTGACAGCATTACAGTAAAGCAATCTGGTGTTGCGG